AGGACAGACCGTCATCAATGTCCAAACATTGATTGATCACGGCGCTCGACGCTGTGGAAAGCTCGCTGAAGAGTTAACTTCTGAGCAAGTGCTGTCAGCCCGCCAGTCGCTGTATTTCCTGCTCTCCAACCTTGGCAACCGTGGTATTCAGTTCTGGACAATCACCAAGAAGGTAATTGGCGCACAGGTTGACAACTACATCTACAAGTTGCCCAAGGGTTCAATTGACCTATGGAACGTGCTGTATCGCACAATGGATCGTCCAAATGGCGCGTATACCAGTTCTGCTGGCGGAACCGTTGCAAACGTATATGACGGTGATACACAGACGATTTGCACCCAAACGTCCGCCAATGGCAACATTGCAGTCAATTACGGCACTTCAAACCCAATCTACATTGGCTCAATTGGATTTTTGCCTGCATCGACTGGTTCGTGGTCAATCATCTATGAATACTCGTTAGACGGCTCATCTTGGTCAACTCTAGTTGATTTGGGCACAATTGATGTGGTCAACAACGAATGGGTGTGGACTGACATTGTGGCTGGTCAAACAGTGCCGTACTACCGTATCCGTGCCTATAACGGCACAACCTTGTCATTGCGTGAGTTGTACTTTGGCAACAACTCGCTTGAGGTGCAGATGTCTGGTTTGAACCGTGACGACTACACCAACTTGCCAAACAAGAATTTCACAGCAAACCAGCCCTATCAATACTGGTTTGACCGCACTATTCCACAGCCATCGATCTATGTGTGGCCTACGCCATCGACTGCGTTTGTGCAGATCGTTTGCTGGTATTCGCGCCAGATTGAAGACGTTGGCTCGCTCACTGATGAGCTTGAGATTCCCCAGCGTTGGTATGAGGCTGTGCAGATGATGTTGGCCCATCGCATGGCGCTTGAGTTGCCACAGGTGGCGATTGATCGCGTTCAGTACCTTGAGAAGATGGCTGACAAGTATCTTGCAGACGCTGAGTCTGAAGAGCGGGATCGTTCACCAATTTACTGGGCACCGAATATTTCGGTGTACACAGCCTAATGCCAATCTTTCTAGACACAACGGGGCTAACATCCCTTGCCATCGGCGTATGCGACCGATGCAAGATGAAACGCGCCTTTGTGACTTTGGGGCCAGACCCCAACTTCCCCGGCCTGCGGGTGTGCGACCAAGGTTGCAGGGATCAATTCGACCCCTATCGTCTTGCCGCCCGTAAGACGGAACGTATCAACCTGCGGTTTCCGCGCCCTGACACGCCTATCGGTGCTGGTGATAACTACTTGATGACTGGAAGCCAGAACCTTGACGGTTCCAGCCAATTCCAAATTTCAACTGAGCAGAACACCCAAACGCCGACAAATAATGGCAACAAAGACACCATTGCGCCGAACCCGCCCGACAATACGAGTACATAAATGTCAGCACAAGTAACCATACTCCAACTACCAGCGGCTGGCGCTATTACAGGCACCGAGTCGGTTCCTATTGTCCAAAACGGGGTAACGGTTCAGACGACGACGGGTGCAATTTCTGGCTCACCAAGTCAGCCATACACCTATTTGACGGTTACTCAAACCCCACAGTTGGCAAACAGCCGTTACGTTGGTGCAACAAATGGTTTGACAATTACTGACGCTGGCGCTCAAGGGTTATTCAATATCACGACCACAGGCGCGTTATTGTCTTTGGTTAACTCTGGTACTGGCTTTCAGGTAAAAACGTCTGCAACAGCCCTTACAAACCGTTCTATTGCGGTTACTGGCGTTGGATTGTCAATTGCAAACGGTTCTGGTATTTCTGGTGACCCAACAATCAGCCTTGCTGGTCAAGTGCTGAACTTGGCAAACTACAGCGGCAACGGGTTGATGACGATTGCCACCAACGGCGCGATCTCTTCGACCTCGATTGTGGGCACGACAAGTCAAATTGCTGTGACAAATGGCAATGGCGTGTCTGGCATTCCAACGATTGGGATTGCGTCCAACCCCACGTTGCCCGGCCTTGCTGGCGTGGCCCTGCCTGCTGGTAGTTCCTCAGATCGCTCTGCGTCTGCTGTCAACGGTACTTTGCGTTACAACAGCGATTTTGGGGTGCTAGAAGCCTATTTGAACGGCACATGGACGACTTTGGCCTCTGGTTCTGGCGTTACCTCGATTGCGACTGGAACGGGCCTTACAGGTGGCCCTATAACGTCTACAGGCACCATTTCAATTGCCAACACCACAGTGACGGCTGGCAGTTATACCGCCGCCAATATTACGGTGAACGCTCAAGGCCAGATTACTGCCGCAACTAGCAACTCTTCGTTGGTGACATCATTTAACGCGGGTAGCACAGGGTTTACCCCATCTACTGCTACAACTGGCGCGGTGACTCTTGCTGGCATTTTAAATGTTGCAAACGGTGGTACTGGCGTAGGCACATTGACTGGCTATGTGTACGGCAACGGCACAAGCGCAATGACAGCCAGCACGACCATTCCAACCACCGCATTGAGCGGTACGGTGACAAATGCTCAGTTGGCAAACAGTTCAATTACCCTTGGAACAACCACAATTTCTTTGGGCGGAACGTCGCTTGCGCCTGCTGGCCTGACTAGCGTCACGGTGACTGCTGACCCAACATTGGCGTTGCAGTTGGCAACCAAGCAATATGTAGATGGTTTGGTATCGACTGGCCTTGCATATCACCAGCCAGTGCAGGCGGCGACTACAGCCAGCCTTGCATCAACTACTGGCGGAACGGTTACATACAACAACGGCGCGTCTGGCGTTGGCGCTACGATCACTTTGTCTGTGGCTTTGACTGTGTTGGATGGTTACACGCTTCTGAACACAAACCGCATTTTGGTCAAGAACGAGGTCAACCAAGCCTACAACGGTGTCTACACATGGGCGACTGGCGGCACGGTTCTGACTCGTTCGACCGATACAAACTCGTATGGCCCCGGCACATCACAACTGTCTGAAGGCGATTACTTCTTTACCCAAAACGGCACGGTCAACGCTGGCAACTCATATGTTTGCTCGACTATTGGAACAATTACTTTTGGCACGACTGCCATTACGTTTTCTCAATTTAGCACTTCGCAAGTGTATACAGGCACATCGCCAATCAACATCTCTGGCACGGTTATCTCACTGACGACCGTTCCTGCCAACCTTGGCGGTACTGGGCAGTCTTCGTACACGACTGGTGATTTGTTGTACGCCTCTGGCTCGACAACACTGTCCAAATTAACGCTGGGCACCAATGGCTACGTTTTGACCGCAAGCGGCTCTGCGCCAGCATATGTGGCTCAATCCACATTGTCTGTGGGTACGGCAACCAACATTGCAGGCGGTGCGGCTGGCTCTGTTCCATACAACACAGCCTCTGGAACAACCACTTTTTTGGCGCTTGGCACAAGTGGTTATGTATTGACTGCTGGCGCATCGGCTCCTGCTTATGTGGCTCAGTCAACTTTGACCGCTGGATCAGCTACAAACACTGGTACAACGGCTAGTTCAGCGGCGGCAACGCATTACCTTGTATTTAAGAGCGCAACTACTGGTAGCCTGCCAGAGTTGGTAAACTCGTCAATATCTGTTTATCCATCGACTGGTGTCATCACAGGTGGAATTTCTGGAGGAACATTCTAATGTCAGCAACAAATTACACCCCGATCCAGTTGTACTACAGTACGACTGCGGCGGCTGTCCCTGTCAATACCAATTTGGTAAACGGCGAACTTGCAATCAACATCACTGATGGCAAGCTGTATTACAAAGACAATGGCGGCGTGGTCAGGCTGTTGGCATCAAATGCCACTTCTGCGCCTGTTACTAGCTTCTCTGCTGGTACTACGGGACTGACACCAAACACAGCAACAACTGGTGCAATCAGCCTTGCTGGTACGTTGGGCACTGCAAACGGCGGTACAAACCTCACATCGTTCACTTCTGGTGGTGCAGTTTATGCAACATCAACAACTGTGTTGGCGACTGGTACTTTGCCTAATACGGCTGGTGGCACTGGTCAATCAAGTGCATTTGCATTGAATGGTGTGACGTATGCATCTTCAACAACTGCATTGACCACGCTGACCAATGGAACGACTGGTCAATATTTGCAAGCAAACACTGGCAGTGCGCCTACTTGGGTAACACCTACTGCTGGTGTTACAACTGGTAAAGCCATTGCGATGGCAATGATTTTTGGATTCTAAGGAGCAATTATGGCAAACCCGAATATTGTCAACGTCACAAGTATCTACGGAAATGTGGCGTATGTCACTCCTAGTGCTACGACTGTTTCGACTGCATGGACTTACAACGGCACTACGGCGTTGACTGGTCTCACACCCGCTTCTGGTACGGTAAATCGTGTCACTAGCATTGTGGTGGCTAACGTCACTTCATCTGCGGCAAACTGCACAGTACAGATTTCAAACAATCCCACGTTTGCTTCTGGAACTGCATATAGCGTTGCGTATCAAATCAGTGTTCCGCCAAATGCATCATTGATTGTGACTGATAAGACCTCATCGTTTTATGTGACTGAAAACCAGTCTGTAGGCGTGATCTCTGGAACAGCCAGCGCATTGGTTTATACAGCCACATTTGAAGCAATCACATCTTAATAGGAGGCTTTTATGTCTCTTAGCAAAGTTGGTGGAATTCTTTCCGCTGGTTTAAACGGCATTAACTACCCTGTCACAACGGTGGAATACCTTGTCGTGGCTGGTGGGGGTGGTGGTGGTAATGCTCAAGCGGGTGGTGGTGGCGGGGGCGGTTTGTTAACTGCTACAGGGCTTTCTGTTGCTGTTGGAACTGCTTACACAATAACAATTGGCAGTGGGGGCGCTGGTTCTACATCAACATCCAATGGAGTAAATGGTTCTAATTCTGTTTTTAGCTCCATAACCGCAACGGGCGGTGGTGGAGGTGGTAGTGGTGGTGGCTCCGCTGGGTCGGCTGGTGGTTCTGGCGGCGGAGGGGCGTACACTTCAGGTGGGGCTTCAAACGTAGGTGGTACTGGTATTTCTGGGCAAGGAAATGCAGGCGGCGCTGGTTTTTCAAATCTGTCTACTTATGCTAACGGTGGTGGCGGTGGCGGTGCAGGTAGCGTTGGTACTAATGGAACTAATGGTGTTGGCCCTGCTGGTAACGGCGGCACAGGTTTAGTTTCTAGCATTAGCGGCTCCCCAATTCAATATGCTGGTGGCGGAGGTGGCGGTGCATACCAAGGGTCAACTGCAAATGCGCCCGGTGTCGGGGGCGGGGGCGGTGGTGGCTCAAGTTCTGCATTTGGAACAGGGTTCTCTGGATTAAATAACACTGGCGGCGGCGGCGGTGGAGGAAGTGTTGTTGCTGGAGTATTTGCTGGCGGCAATGGCGGATCTGGCATAGTTATCATCCGCTACCCATCTTATTTAGCCCCTGCTACATCAACAACTGGCTCACCAGAAACTTACATTGCTGGCGGATGGCGCGTGTATAAATTTGTGGCTTCTGGAACAATTACATTCTGAGGATATATGGCACAAGGTCTTTTTACACTCAGACAAGTTAACCAAGCCATTCGTCAAGGCGCATGGTCAGCATTTAATCCACCTCAGTGGGTGGAGTACCTTTGCGTTGCTGGTGGTGGAGGCGGAAGAACCAATGGTAGTGGCGGAGGCGGTGCTGGTGGATTACTTGCGGGCATAGTTCCTGTTACTACTGGTACTTCTTACACGGTTACTGTTGGTAGCGGTGGCGCTAATATGGCAAATGGAGTGAATTCTGTATTTGGAAGCATTACTTCTATTGGCGGTGGCGTTGGCGGAACAAAACAAAATGGCGCGGCAGGTTCAGGAGGTTCTGGTGGTGGACAGGGCGAAATATCTGACCAAGATACAACAGGTTTTGGTCAAGGAACTTTTGGTCAAGGAAACGCTGGCGGTACTTGTCGTGGTACAGCGGGTGGTTCTAATTACTATGGCGGAGGCGGAGGAGGCGGTGCTGGAACTGTTGGTATAAATGCGGCTATTCTTGTTGGTGGTAATGGAGGTGCGGGTATAGCATCTGCTATCAGCGGAACAGTCACAACTTATGCTGGTGGTGGTGGCGGTGCGGGTTATGCACCAACTGGCCCAACTTTAAATGGTCAAGGTGGCGTAGGCGGAGGAGGTGCTGGTGGTTACACAGCAGGGCAAGCAGGTACTGCTGGAACTGCCAATACAGGCGGTGGAGGCGGCGGTGGTGCTGGCGCTTCTGGTTTAGGTGGCGCAGGCGGTTCGGGCATCGTAGTAGTCAGATACCCCGGCTCTGTGCAGTTTTACACTGGTGGAACTGTTACCGTAGGTAGCGGTTATGTTATTCATCAATTTACATCTTCTGGAACTTTAGCGCCTACTACGCCTACTGCATTGTTGCCAGCAAATACATTAGTTTTCTTGTCATCTGGCACATGGACAGCCCCCGCTGGTGCAACTCAAGTTCAATACTTAGTGGTTGCTGGCGGCGCTGGAGGAGGCGCTGGTGGTGGCTTAGGTGGTGGTGGAGGCGCTGGTGGTTACAGAACAGCGACAGGACTATCCGTTACGGCTGGTACAACATACACAGTTACTGTGGGTGCTGGCGGGGCTGGAAGTTTATATACACCTTCAACAGTTGGCTATAGCGGTTCTAATTCTGTTTTTAGTTCTATAACTTCTACGGGCGGTGGCGGGGGTGGTAGTGGCGCATCAGTTACTGGAATAAGTGGCGGCTCTGGTGGCGGCGGCGCAGAATCGACTGGTGGGAGCAATGCTGGTGGATCAGGAACATCAGGTCAAGGAAGTGCAGGCGGTAGTTCTGCGGCTGGAGCATCGGGCGGTGGCGGTGGTGGCGGTGGCGCTAGTGCAGTAGGAGCAAACGCATCCGTTGGCGGCGGTGGTGGTGCAGGAGGGGCTGGAACGGCTTCATCTATTACAGGCTCTTCAGTAACTTATGCTGGCGGTGGTGGCGGTAGTACAGAAACAGGTACGACTGCTGGGGCTGGCGGCTCTGGTGGTGGTGGCGCTGGATCAAAACCAAATACTGCGGCAGTTAGTGGAACTGTAAGCACAGGTGGCGGTGGTGGTGGTGGATGCGGCGGGTTTACTGCGCCCGGTGGCAACGGCGGCTCTGGCATTGTGATTATTAAATGGAGTTGAAATGAGTCAAACTTTATTAGGTGGATTCCTTTCCGCAACCTTTAACCCACTGTCTGGTGCGCCTACGACTGTTGAATATCTAGTGGTTGCTGGTGGTGGTGGTGGCAACTTTAATGATGGTGGTGGGGGCGGTGGTGGTGGATTGTTAACTGCCGCAGGGTTTGCTGTTGCCGCTGGCTCTGCAATTACTGTGACGATTGGCGCAGGTGGTGCTGTTGTAGCTACTTCCAATACCGCTGGAAATAGTGGTGGAAATTCAGTATTTAGTTCTATAACTGCTACAGGTGGAGGCGGTGGTGGAAGTGGTCAAATTGGTGGAAACCAAAATGGGTTAAGTGGTGGTTCTGGCGGTGGCGGCGGGAATGGTGGCGCACTTGGTTCTACAGGCGGTTCTGGAACTTCTGGACAAGGTAATTCTGGCGGCAATGGCAGTGGTGCAAATGATGGATATGGCGCAGGTGGTGGAGGCGGTGCTGGCGGAGCTGGTGGTAATGGATCAGCAATTACTTCTGGTAATGGTGGTGCTGGATTCTGTTCTACCATTACTGGATCAAGAGTGTTTTATGCTGGTGGCGGCGGCGGCGGTTTAAATATAACTACCTATACGCCCGGTATAGGCGGCACATCAAACGCTGGCAATGGCGGCGCTATTTCAGGGCTTGCACCAACCTCAGCGACCGCAAACTCAGGCTCTGGCGGTGGCGGCATAGGAAATGTAACTGGTGGCGGCAACGGCGGCTCTGGCATCGTAATCATTCGTTACCCTGCATCACAATCAGCACCCACTTCAACAACAGGTAACCCTCAGATTAACTATGCTGATGGGTATCAGATTTATACTTGGACATCTTCTGGCACTATTACTTTTTAAGGAGCAAAAATGGCACATTTCGCTAAAATAGAAAACGGTGTAGTGACGCAAGTCATCGTCATCGAGCAGGACGTTTTAAACCTTGGTCACTGGGGTGATCCAGCATCTTGGGTTCAAACAAGTTACAACACTTCTGGTGGAGTTCACTCGCAAGGTGGTACGCCACTGCGTAAGAATTTTGCTGGTGTTGGTTACACATACGATGCAGGCCGTGATGCGTTTATTCCTCCCCAGCCCTTTGCGTCTTGGTTGTTGGATGAAGGTACTTGTCAGTGGAATGCACCTACACCTATGCCTGTTGTAGAAGGCAAACGCTTTACATGGGACGAGCCAACAACATCATGGGTTGAAGTAATTCAAGGAGCCTGATATGGCGCAGTATTCTGGGATGTGGACGTTGAGTCAAGCGTCCCAAGCCATTAAAGACAACAACTGGACAGGACTGCCTCCGCAGAATGTGGAGTATTTGGTCGTTGCTGGCGGCGGTGCGGGAGGGAGCAACCAAGGCGGTGGTGGCGGTGCAGGCGGTTTACGAGCGGGATTTTCTGGTGTAACTGTCGGCACTCAATTGTGGATTACTGTAGGTGCGGGAGGAACTGCGCCCACTATTACTGGCTATGGTGGCACAGGAAATAATTCTGTTTTATTGGCAACCTCATCTGGCGCAACAACGGGAAACATCGTTGCTTCAGGCGGCGGGGGTGGTGGCTACTTCCAAGTTAATGGCGTAGCAGGCGGCTCTGGTGGCGGTGGCGGAGAAGATAGCACTGGAACAGTAAATACACAAGGTGGATCAGGCACATCAGGTCAAGGAAATGCTGGTGGTTCTGGTAATCAAACTCAAGGTGGCGGCGGCGGTGGTGGTGGCGCTGGCACTATAGGACTAAATGGGCTTAATGGTTATGCCGCAGGAATAGGCGGTAATGGAGGTGCAGGAATAGCATCTTCTATTAGCGGAACAGTGACAACTTATGCCGGTGGTGGTGCAAGTAGCGGCTCTAATGTAGGCGGCGTAGGCGGCGTAGGCGGCGGCGGTACTGGCGGTGCAAATACAGGTTCGGGTCAAACTTCTGGAACCGCTAACACTGGCGGTGGAGGTGGGGGCAATAATACTGGTGGTACTGCTGGTGCAGGCGGTAGCGGTATCGTAATCCTCCGCTATCCAGACACATTCAGAGCCGCAACAAGCACAACAGGTTCACCAACGATTACTGTGGCTGGAGGCTTTAGGGTCTACCAATTCACAGCCTCTGGTTCTATTACGTTTTAAGGTTTCAAATGGACATCAAACTATCAGTCAACACAGTCAATCAGATTCTTGGGTACTTGGGTACGCGCCCATACCAAGAGGTGTTTCAACTTATTCAAGCCATTCAAGAGGCGGCAAAGCCTCAAGAGCCGAAAGACGAATTAAATGGCTGATGTAGAAGAACTCGCCACGGAAACGGACAAGCGATTGAGCATTCACGAAGCAATCTGCGCTCAAAGATACGAGGGCATCCAAGCCCGCTTTGACGACGGTTCTAAGCGCATGAACAAGATTGAGTACCTGTTGTACGGGGTGATTGTCTGCGTCCTGTTTGGCCCCGGCGTTGCAGGCGAACTTATTAAGAAAGTATTGGGATTATGAGCGAAGAAAAGATACAGGCTATGGAGAGTAAAGGACAACTTATTGAGAAGATCACATTTGCTCTTCTGCCTCTTCTTTTCTCTTGCGTCGTCTATTTGATGAGCGCCTTGTCAAACTTGGCACATGAGGTGACTATTCTAAATAGCAAAATCAGTTTGGTGGTCACCTCAGACAACAAGCAGGCATCCAACACTGGCGCTGAACTGGCGCGTGAAAAACTTCGCCAAGACCTTGAAAAAGAGATTCAACGCAACCGCGACCAGATTGCAGAGAATCGAATGCACATTGCCATTTTGGAAGAAAAGGTTCCTGTGTCCAAATCACTTAAAACTGTAACTGGGAAAGACTGACATGATTCCAATTGTTGCATCACTGCTTGGTACATTGGCCCAGAATGGTCTGGGCCTTTTGTCTTCTGCAATCCAAGCTAAAGGCAAAGAAGTCGTCGAGAACGCCCTTGGCGTAAAGATTTCCGACAACCCTTCTGATGTTGAAGTCGCCAAGTTGCGCCAACTTCAATTTGATCACGAGGAGCGTCTGCTGGAGTTGGGTATTGAGAAAGCTCGTATTGAGCAAGAAGAACTTAGAGTCCTACTTGCGGCTCAAGCAAACCAAGAGAACAACATCAGCGACCGTTGGAAAGCTGATATGTCGTCCGATTCGTGGCTGTCCAAGAATGTACGCCCAATGACTCTGGTTTACATCCTGACCGCCTATTTGCTGTTTGCCTTGCTTGATGGGGCTGGATACAAGATAAGCGAGACCTACATAACTTTGCTGGGCCAATGGGGTCTCATAGTGATGACCGCATATTTCGGGGGCAGGACGGTGGAGAAAGTCATGGAGATGCGTAAGGGGGGCAAAGAATGAGCCTAAGTCAAGAACAAGCCGCATTCCTGTTGGATGCCTGCGCCCTCATCAAATACGCCACTGAGCAAGGTTTTATGGTCACTGGTGGCGAGTTAGCCCGAACACCTGAACAGCAAGCCATCTACGTCAAAACAGGACGCTCCAAAACCCTTAATTCAATCCATTTGAAAAGGTGTGCCATCGACTTGAATTTCTTCAAGGATGGGCAGATAATATGGGACAAGGGCATCCTCGCGCCACTGGGTGCTTACTGGGAGACTTTGAACCCCAAAAACCGCTGGGGCGGAAACTTCAAGTCGCTAGTGGATTGTCCTCA